GGTCAGTACACAGTTACTGGCGTACCAACCACTACAACATTTACCTATGCTAAGACTGCATCTAACGTAGCCTCTACTGCCGTATCACCTGTTGGTAAGGTTAACAAAGTAGGTAGCATTAACATTGAAGCAAGTGCTACTCTAACATCTACTGGCTTTATTACTAGCGGTTACATTCGCTATGGAACATTAGAACCTAAGAACTTTAAGCGTTTACTTGCTCGTGGAGACTTTACTAAAGGTTCATTAGTCCTTGAGACTGTTGATAAAGATGGTGTTGAGTATGACCATATCACCTACGAAGCAGGAGTAACTGCAGTTGAAGTAGGTACATCTAATCCTGATACAGCACAAGAGTATGTAGCATATAAGTTTATTCTTAATCGTGATACTACAACTACCAGTGCAGGTCCTATATTTAAGGGCTATCAAGCAAAGGCTACTATTGCTACACCTCGTCAAAGAGTTATGCAATTTCCTGTTTACTGTTTTGATATTGAAACAGATAGATACAATGTAGTGTCTGGCTATGAGGGTAAAGCATTACAAAGATTACAATCACTAGAAAACGTAGAAGAAGGTGGCGATGTTGTTACCTGGCAAGACCTTACTACAGGCGAAAGTCGCCAGGTAGTTATTGAGCAAATCTCATTCACACGTATGACTCCACCAGATAAAAGATTTGATGGATTCGGAGGCGTAATTGAGATTACGATTAGGACAGTATAATGACACCGAATGACTGGGCAGCACTAGCAGTTGCCATAACCACTTTACTAGGAACACTAGCGATGACAGTAAGACATTTAGTTAAACACTATTTATCTGAACTTCGTCCCAATGGTGGCTCAAGTGTAAAAGACCAGGTCAATCGGCTAGAGGAAAAAGTAGATACGCTCTACCAAATCTTAATACAAAAGTAGAAAGTAATGGGGATGAAAACAGACAACTTTCCAAAATGGTTTTATGATAATGCAACAGTCCAAGATTTTGAGAATGGATTAGCAGAGTTTAAGGGCAAGAAGAATCTTAAGTTTCTACAAATAGGTGTCTTTACTGGCAACGCATCTGCTTGGCTACTAGAGAATATTCTTACAGACCCAACATCATTGCTTGTAGATATAGACCCTTGGTGTGGTAATCTACCTCACGAGTCAGTGTATAACTGGGATGATATACAAGAAGCATATAAGGAACAGATGGAGCCTTATGCCAAGAAGGTGGTATCACATAAAGCATTTAGTGGTGATTGGCTAAAAGAACATAGAGATGTTAAGTATGACTTTATCTATATTGATGGAGACCATCTACCAGAATCAGTTACTTTAGATGCTGACCTATCTTGGGACTTGCTTAAACCTAGCGGCATTATGGCATTTGATGATTATGAGTGGGACCATCCAGATGGTACAGATAAGAATCCTAAGCCAGCAATAGATGCTTGGCTAGCAAAACATAAGAATGAAATTGATATATTACGTATGGGATGGCAAGTATGGATAAGGAAAAAATAAATGGCAACTGTTGTCAAGAAAGCCACACCTGCTGCGATTGCTGTACTGCGCCAGGCGACGGCATTAAGACCCAAGAGGAACAAAGCAAGCGATGGTCTACTACCATCTGCTGCCCACCTAAGTCAGAGTCCTAACTCAGACCACAATACTGGATTAGCAGTAGACTTAACTCACGACCCAGCCAATGGGATAGACTGTAAAGATATTTACATTAGAATACAAGATGATATTAGAGTTAAGTATTTAATATTTAAAGGTAAAATTTGGAGCAAAGAAAAAGGCGAACATACCTATAAGGGTAGTAACCAACATAATAAACATTTACATATTTCAATTAAAGAGCAATACGCTAAAGACGATTCTAACTGGTTCAGTTGGATGGGTCTACCACCTAAGAAAAAATAGGAGAAACAATGAAAGATATAATCGCTAAACTAAAAGACCCAAAGACTAAGGCTGCATTCAAGTCTTACCTTCGGGCAGTATTAGCATCGGCTGTAACAATGGGCTTAGCCCTTGCTGCCGACCTTGCTCCTGAGCAAGCAATTCTAATTGGTGCATTGGCTGCTCCGTTGGCTAAATGGGCTGATAAGACTGAAAAAGAATACGGCATAGGCTCTAAATAAGTATACCTAATAGGGCCTACAAGGCCCATTAGAGACACGAATACCCCTCAACCTAGTAGAGATACTGGGAAGAGGGGTTTTTTGTTGTTTCTGTATACATATTATAGACCCCTACGGGGTCTTATATATTATTATATATCTAAGTATACACTTAAGATTACTCTATGTAGGGAGGCAAACTTTAACTGCCTACCTTTATCCACAACCTACTATGATATACTACTGCTATGACTATCAAACTTGGTGAGTACATCTTGCCTGAACATATATCTTACTCTGCATTTACTACATACATTGACTGTGGTTATCAGTATTACCTAGGTCGATTGCTACAATTACCTGAGGCCCCTTCTGTTTGGTCAGTAGGTGGGTCATCATTTCATACAGCCACTGAGATGTGGGATAGGGAGAACCTATGATTAGTGTAGTTAACGAAGAGGGTGGCATTACTACCATGCAATGGGAAACTTATAATACTATTATGCGTGAACGATATGTTGATGGCTTAAAAGAAACTTGGGCTGTGGCTGTTGGTTCTATTAATTCTCTTATTGATAAGACGACAGATGAGACAGAACTTACTGGATTACTTCATGCTAAACTAGCACTTAAGGAGGCACTAAGTGAGCACCGCTCAAAGTTTATGGGATAGTGCTTGGGTTAAAGAAGCAGAAGGTGTTGACTTAACCTTTGCTCGTGTTGGTGGTAGAACATCTAAAGCATTTCCCGATAGAGAGAACGTAGATTTCTGGCAACATACAGGACCTGAATGGGTTCAGTCTTATATTGATTGGCGTACTACTAATACTGATTGGAAGATTTGGTATACTCCTGAAGGCGCACCTGCTATAGAGTTGGGGTTAACTCCTATTTTTGCTGGCATACCAGTGAAGATGGTTCTCGACAGAGTGTTTGAAGTCAATGGTGAGTTGGTCGTGGTTGACCTCAAGACTTCACAACAAACCCCAACTAGTACTTTACAACTTGGCTTCTATAAACTAGGACTCAAACAAATCTTTGGTATAGATATTAAGTACGGTACTTACTGGATGGCAAGACAAGAAGGTACATCTAGTATGGTAGACCTTAGTACTTATACAGAAGATAAACTTGAATACCTTGTCGCCTCCTTTGATAAGGCACGCAAGGCTGGTATATTTATCCCTAACACAAACAACTGCAATCGTTGTGGACTTACAGAACACTGTCAGTTCACTTCGAAGAAATGAGAAACAATGGCAAATGAAGACTGGAAACTACAGGTTTCCTATAAGACACCATCAGGTGATATGATAAACGTACGTGCTAACACTGCTGATGAACTATCAGTATTGTTAGAAGGCGTAGGAGATTACTCCACACAGATTGCTGCTACTCAGCAGAAGATAGTGGGTTCATATAACTTAAACCCTTTATCGACATCGAGTTCCACTACAGGCACAAGGCCCTCGAGTTACTCCGCACCAACCCCAGTGTCAGCAGCATCAGGTACAGCAGCGCCAGTGTGCAAGCACGGAGCCCGTATATGGCGAGAGGGAATCAGCAAAGCAAGCGGTAAACCATATGCATTCTGGGCTTGTCCATCTCCACAAGGGACAGCAGACCAATGCAAGCCAGTAAACTAAAGGATTGGCACAAATCTTTTTACGGAACTAGAAAGGAACCAGGATGCGTACACTTGTCAGATCAGTTGGTCGTGCCAGTATTGGCGGGGAACCACTACCATCGTGCTTCAAAGCATTTGAATCAAACAAGATTATCATCCGTCGGTCTGAAGTTTCTATGTTTGCAGCAGCACCAGGAGTTGGAAAGTCAACACTTGCATTAGCATTAGCATTGAAGATGAAGGTGCCAACACTTTACATCTCAGCAGATACTAATGCACATACTATGGCTATGCGTTTAGCCTCTATGATTTCTGGAAAAAACCAAACAGATGTAGAGGGGATGTTACATTCTGATGTTGGTTGGACTAAGGCTACTCTATCCAAGAGTAGCCATATAGTCTGGTCATTTGAATCAGCACCAACACTACAAGATATTGATGAAGAAGTCCAAGCCTTTGAAGAACTATGGGGTTGCTCTCCTACTCTTATCGTAGTGGATAACTTAATGGATGTAGCCACTGATGGTGGCGAAGAGTTCGCTTCAATGAGAGCGATAATGAAGGAGTTAAAATATCTTGCTCGTGCTACTAATTCGGCTGTTGTCGTTCTTCACCATACTAGTGAGGCTGTTCTTGGGACACCGTGTCAGCCACGCTCTGCTATCCAAGGTAAGGTGGCACAATTACCAGCGCTTATATGTACACTTGGTGTTGTCGGAACTTCAATGGGTGTTGCTCCAGTCAAGAACAGATACGGAAGAGCAGACGCAGGTGGAGGACTAATGACTTGGATTGCATTCAATCCTGAGTACATGTTCGTTGATGATATACCAGAAAATAATTAATGATAATAGAATTAAATAAAGACGAGGTTAGAGTATGCACTATGCTTGCCGTAGAGAGATGGTTAACTAAGTTTGGTTCTACTGACCAACCTAACTACGCACAAGGTAAAGCAGATGGCAGGCTAGAGCCTGAGATTAACGCTAACATACGGGCTAATGTATGTGAGTGGGCTGTTGCTAAGCATTACAATTTTGCTTGGAACAATCCTTGGTATCCAAATGCTTTACATAAGAAGCGTCATTCATTGCCCGATGTTGGAGAAAA